CAGACAGAGGCCATAGTAATTAGTTTTTGAGTTATTGCATCGTCAGCAGTCGCCACCCCTGTAAGTACTTTTACCTCTGCAATTGTCGTTAAATCATAAATATGTACAGCCATTTTAACCTACCTGCAACTCAATTTTATTTTTAACCTTTGGCACTTTTATATCCTTACTGAGAAGCTCTTCAAATTCTTTTTTCTCTTCATCAGTAAACGAGTCAATTAACATTTTAGCAAATACAGCATTACTAGGTTTTTCCATCTTCATATCTCCCCCTATAATATCCCCTCCGAAGAGGGGAATAATTTCTACTTATTGATATATGCGAAAAGCAAGTTGTGCATAAAACCGGCATTTGTTGCATTGTCAATAGATACATATAAAGGGTCGCCAACAAAAGGCGCCTGTAAAAGAATAGTATCATCTCTGTGTGTTAATACAGATGCAGTAAGACCCTGATTTAGGACGGCTCCATCGGCAACAATACCAAATATTCTTATAGCTCCCCCGGCTGCAATTGCGGTAGCACCGGCACCGGCATCTACACCCTGAATGTTATTTGTTATAGTGATCGCTTTTGTGGACAGTGAATCCACAATATCGAACTCCCATGAACCATCTGTATTCTGCCATGCGATTATATCACCGGATGCGGTTGCATTTCCTGCGGGGTCTGTAGGTGCATCGGTTGCGTTAATAACCTTCTGCCCTGAGACAGCCAATGCAGACGTAGTTGTTCTACTTCCTGCAAGAGAACCACAATGCTGAACAGACATAACATGTGCGGTTGCAGCAGCAATATAATCATATCCCACTAAGGCTAATCTTTCACCATTCTGTCCAGGAATTTCTGTATCGATTACAGTTCCGGCGGTTTCAGTGTGATAACCGAATCCAAGGTAACTTGAAATGAAAGCATTTATACTCATTTTTATTCTCCAATACGGCCATATTTTCAGGCCCATATATTTATATGCTCCCCTATACAGGGGAGCGGTTAAACTAAAATCAGCTTGCGGCTGTTTTCATTACTGCGAAAGCTGCAGGAATCCCAGTTACAAATGCCTGTCTCAGTCTAGCTCTCAAGAACAGTCTGTCATAAACCAAAGCATCTGCTGTCATATCAAAAAGTTTAAACTCCATACCAACACGATTACCATGTATAATATGTTTGGGATTACCAAAAGCTATAAAAGCGGTTGAAACTGCGGAGTCGTCAGCGTCTGGCATTGCATCAGACAAGATATATTCACGACCCATAATTGTCCCCGGAGTTTGCCCTGCTGGTTCCTGCCAAATAAACCGTCCGTTATCGTCTTTGATACCTTTAAAAATATCTAGTATAGTTGTGTGCATAATAAATTTTGCTCCGTTTCTTTTTGCCTGTGTTGTAAGTTTTGCAACTAGGTTTTTCATATCATCAAATGTTACAGAATCAAAAGAAGATTTACCAGTTCCAAGATTAAGTACGTTTGCACCTGAATTATGAAGGACACCTGTAAAAGGGGCACCATTAGAATTAAGACACTGTTTATCAAATTCAGTCTGCCAAGATTCTCTAAGCAACTCGGTAAAATAAGCTCCAAGATTAACAAGACTATCCTCATTCATTTCTTCAGTAAAAGCAATCCATGCAGCCCCGGTTTCACACTCAAGGTCAACACTATTAAATGTCGGGGTTGTTTCTGTTTTCGCTGTTGCCTCATTTGTAACCCATGTCCATGTTGCGCCGGTAAGTTTTCCGGGATAAGTAATCTTTCTTACAGACATTGGAACTGTTCTGACTTTTCCCATCATTGCGCTAGGATCATCGGGTACTCTTAAAACTTCAGCTGCAATCTCATCAGGTATCAAAATTGAACCTGTTGATGTATCACCTCTTAATGGTGAACCTAAATCGGGAGCTGCATTTATATTCCAATCTCCTTCCTTCCAGTCTTCTTTACTGGCAGGATTCATCTGGATTTTACCACCCATCTCATTAAGCACTTTAAAGTTATTGTGCCTCATTGCAAAAAGTAACTTGCCGAGGTTATGAAGTTTTTCATCTTCACTCTTTCCGGTATACTTTTGTTTCTGTAATTCTTTTAATGCTGCAAGTTCGACACTGTTCACTTCAAGTTTAGCCTTCAGGTCAGCGTTCTCTGTTTTCACCAGTTCAAAGTCGCCAATCTTTACAGACTCTGCATTAATTGCATTTATTTCCTTTGTAATGTTATTGACAAACTCATTCAATTGCTCATCTGTCTTTAATATAATCGCTTCCATAATTTACTCCTCATCTTTATTGAAAATGCTCAAAGCACTTTCTTCTTTCTCAAAGAAACTTATTCCCTTGGTCTCCGGGGTCTCTTCTACTTCTCTGTCTACAAATAATTTTTCCATATAATCATCTTCTTCCTTGGCATCTGGAAGTTGATGACTATTATGTTTAACCGCACTTACTAAAGCCGGTAGATTCACAATACTAAATTCGTACAACTCCTGTTCTTTACTAATAACGACAGGCAATTTATTTTCTTTCTCTTCGACTTCCACCTTTAAAGTCATAAACCCTACTGAGCCGGATGTCAATATGCCTGCCTCTACTTTCTGTCCAATGCTCCAGCCGAACTCATCTATTTCCTGGTCTGCAAATTCAGGTTTCCCGACAAGGTTTTTCCCGTCAATCCTGACATTTTTCATGTTACCGATTGCAGGGATACTGTCGTCATGGTTCCATAACAAAACCGGGTTTGCATTATAGTTGGTAAGTTCCCATCCAGCAGGATCTACTTTCATTCCAAGTCTGTTTAAATCTCCGTTACTCATTACAAACTCACCGTTCTTAATATTATTAACAGTATCATAAATAACAATTGATTTATTAACAGTACCATCATCAGCAGAGTTTTTTATAAACCATTCTGTCAATGCTCCCATGTTCATTACAACATTTTCATTTTCTATTCTGCATTTAATAAGATCCATGTTACGCTCCCTTCTATAATTTACACATCTTACCTTTCTTGAGATATACACTATTACCGTGTATAATTTTTATAGCTTTTACAATGCTCTCATATATTCCATTATCACATAACCTGAAAAAATCATAGAACCATTTAAACTTTTTCATATCACTTCCCCTCTGCTTCTATTTGTCTAATCGCCTAATACTATACCGGGCAACATTTCAAAACCTGGTTCTTTATCCATCTCTTTTTTTTGTGCTTTCAACCTTTTTACATCTTCTTTTCTTATTACAAATTGATCCCAGTCTGGTGTCATTAACGATATCGCTTCTCCTATTTCTATTACCTTTTCAGCTAGTTCATAAGATATGTTCTTTATTCCCATATCATTTTCCCTTTGCTTCTTTTGCTGTTGCTGTTTCTAACCAACATCTACATCCAAAACCGCTCGGTCCACGCAACCCATTTTTAAAATCCTTCCCGACTTTCGCATAAACTCCGGTTGCTGAATCCAGGTGTTCATCCCTGACTTTATCATCACCCATATTCACCCATCGTTTATATTCTATATCCAATTCAATCATTGCCTCTTCAGCACCATTGGATAAGGCTTCCGTTGTTTCTGTCTGTGCAATTACTGAAGCTCTTGCCTCGGTTGCCTCATCCCATTTATTCGCAATGTCAGCGGTCAGATCTTCTATAGAAATATCTCCCTTACTTTCAATCATATTTATAATGCTATTCGTTACAACATCAGGAGAATCTTTTAATAATAATCCTCTGGCTTTTATATATTCAGCGGATTTTTTAATTGACAGATCATAGACTTTTTCTGCACCGCTATAAACATTCTTTGCACCATTAACCCATACGCCTTCAAGAGTTGGTTTCATATGTTTCACAAAATCACTACCTAGTTTTAAAGACGCAAAAAATGCAATCATAGCTTCGGTTGTTTTTAATTTCTCTACTTTCCTTTTTACTTCCGGCTCAAGGGTATCATAAAATACATCAACTGCATCCTCCACAACAAGCTCATTTTGTTCTATTATAGTCAAAGCCTTTTTTGGAATTGTCTGATTCTTAATTACGATTGTCTTTTTAGTAAAGATATTTAATCCTGATTCCGTTTCTATTGGTTTATCCAGTTGTATCCATAAAGATTTATCCAGGTTTAAAGTTGTGAATATTTTCGTTCGCATATCGTTGACAATAATTTCTATTTCCCTGTCCGCGACTTCGTGCAATCTTGCCTGTGCAATTTTATATTTCTCCCGGGTTCCATCCATGTCTCGATTGATAATTGAATCACTTACAAAATCTTTTACATAATCACTGAGCCGGGATATTGCGTAATCGTTTCCACATACTCCGTCTTTAATAAACTCTGAACTTACATCATTTATGTTTACAATTTCTGCAACTACATCAG